ACGCATNCTTGATGTCTGGATCGATTGAGGTCGATGAAGTTGTGCTGCCGCCTTTAGACATTTTTAGCCCCTTATCCGAGTAAAGATTTCATTTTTTGCACAGGAATCTTGCCATCGTTGATCATGCCAAGCAGCCCCGCGCCATACTTTTTGACCGCTGATTTTTTGATGACAAACTCACCGCCCAGCAGTGCGCCATATCCCTGATCTGGGCCTCTAGGGTCTGGGCCTTTGAGATGAGCCTTGATTACCTTGCCGCCTTTTGCATACTGGCCTTCACCAAAGCTGGTGCTGCTGCCGCCATCACTGTAGCCACCAAAACCGCCGGCGTCTCCCGCAAGATTCTGGTCTGAAATGCTTTGTGCAATAGCATCGTTTATTGCTTGTTGCTCGGCAAAAGAACCGCCGCCGTAACTTCCGATTGCTGCTTGTGCTGCGGCACTTTCAGCCGCTTGCTGGGCAGCTTGCTGGGCCTCAATTTGCGCTGCAAATTGAGCAAGAAGACCAGGAACAAAACTGGCTCGGTCTGCTTCTCTGGCGGCTACTGCTGCCGCTGCGTCTCGATTCAAAGCGTCTTGCATGCTGGTCATCGAAACCGCTGTTGGTGATGACACATTTACCGCTGCCGTATCTTGTTCTGCTTGGGCCTGTGCGGCAGCTTGTTGGGCTGCTGCTGCCTCCGCTGCCGCCGCTTGATTCATGGCGTTGATTTCACTTTGCCGGAAAGTTTCTTGAGCCGTTTGGAAAGCCCGTGGGTCAACAAGAGATTCAATTCCAATTAAACCAGAGCCTGCTACTTTGGTTGATGGAGCACTAAAAATATTGGAAAAGTTTTTATTAGCCTCTGCAAGTAATCCTTGGTATTGGGGAGAAAGTGCCAAGGGGTCAGTAGGTGCGGGAGGTTGTGTCTCATCTTGAGAGAAAAAGTCATCATCAATATTTTGCGCAACAGCAAATGCTGATGATCTTGCTGCTGCTGCTGCCTCTGCTGCTGTTTTGCCATCAATAGTGGCATTGACCGCCGCCTGTGCTGCCGCAGCAATTGCAGCATCAGTAAAGCCCATTGCCCTTGCATCAGCAGCAGCAGCCGCCGCTGCCCTTGACGCTTGACCACCTGTGCCTGTCGGCCCAGTTGTGGCTGTTCTTCCAATCAAGCCAGTAAGGTTTGCAGGGTCTGTTGTATCTTTTATTCCCATCATTGCAAGTTTGGCTGCCTCATCGTTTGTGAGGTTATATCTCTTTGCGAGCGCATTAGCAATTAACCCCAAGAATGGAACACCAATACCCAAACCTATCACACTTGCAACACCTCCCACAAGATTGGGGTTGACATTGTTAGCAACTATGTTTCCATCTTCGTCAAAAGAAACATTTGGGCCACTTGGCCCAACAGGGTCATTTGCATTCGTATAACCCGAATCAAGACCGCCATCAGTAATGTAAGTCCCCATAGGGTTGGTCTTGGTCGGCACTTTTGGCACTGCTGGAGTACGAGTCGCACCAGCAAGCAGCCCCGTTGAGCCAGGGTAAGGGTTGACAAATGGCCGTGCTTGCGACATCAGTTCCCTGTATCGATTTTGTGAACCGCCGATACCAGGCTGGGTCAACAGGTACTGCTGATATAACTCTTCCATTGTCGCCATGTCACAACTCCTTTGCCATTACAGACCATTGTGGGCTGTAGCCCTCGTCTTTTAAAAATGTCTTTGCCCAGCCCTTGCGGCCTGCCAAAGTCACTCTGGTGCAGCCTATTGACTTGCCCCAGGATTCGACCATTGTTCGCATCCTTGAGAGTTCATCTAGGTCGCCACCAGCCAAGAAGTAATGCAAATTCTTGAGTCGCGGATAGACAATGATCTCTGTCAATACCACTGAGTTTTGGGCCGGCCACAGTTGCAGCCTGTTATCCCGAACCATCTCAGCAACATCGTCAAAATTATGTGTGCCTCCAGAGTATTCTAAAGCAGCCTCAACATGCTGGCGCAGCCTCTCCAAATGCTCTTGGTCGCTCACCGCTTGCCACTCGCCACCGCATCCAGCCGCATCACCCCGATGCGCCAATCTGCCAGCACCGCACCCGTCACCACCATGTTGACCTGCCGGCCAGAAAACCTCACGCTAGTCGGGTTGGCAGCCGTAAATGGCCCGAATGTGGACTCCGTACCCGTTGGATAAAGCCTAGTCTTGAACGATACTGTCGCCTCACCCAAGGTCTGCTCGTCCGGTATCACCTCGCGGATACTCATCACATTGTCGCCATTGCCAATCTGGATTGGCCCAGACTCGGCAAAGAGTGTCGCGCCATCGTAGTCAAAACCCACCTCATGCTCGTTGACCTCGCCAGTCTCATCAACCATCAGGGGAAGCGTGAAAACGCCAGCGTCAGTGCCTGCTAACCTTGCCAATGTGCCGATGGCCCAATGGCCTTCGCGGTAGTTGTAGGTGACATAGGAGTCGTTCTCAGTGCCAGCGTTGCTTGGGTAGAACCACCAAATCTCGCCAAACTTGCTGTTATGCACAGCATGCACCTTTGCACGCTGGTCTAAGTTGATATTGTTGAAAACAAAATCGCTGACATCGCAGGGCAGCGGCTTGGCGTATCCGTCATAAATCCAAAAGCCACTCTTAGACATCCAGATCGCTGCCGTATCAATGGCCGCCACAGCTTGGGCAGAGATCAAACCGCACCCAGAGCCGGCCTTTTCAAAGCCGTAGACAAATGGCGCACCCACATATTGCGCTGTATGCACATCCACATCGGTGAAAAGCAGGTTGATGCCCTTGACCCTCTTGCCGGCCATCAGGCTGCCAGAGGTGGTCAGTTCATAGTCGCCGGCCTGGTTGTCTGTTGCCGGAGTCCAGAGGGTATTGTCTTCTTGGTCACACCACTGGACTTTGCGAGGGTTTCCACCGGCGCCAAGGGCAAACAGGAAGCGCTCGGCGGTCACAAGAATAGCCTTGTTGCCGGTGGGTGCGTTGGTGATTACAGCCGCCAGTGTTGGTGTAACAAAACCCAAAGTCCACTCGTAAATCTTGCCATCATAGTCTGAGCAACCCACCAAGTACTCACCCCAAGTGTCAAGGCTCCAAGTCGTGGCTACATTGGCCGTTCCGGTGTCGGGCCGTGGCACGCCATAAGCAAAACTGCCATAAAGGTTTTTGCCGTAGCCAGTGGTTGATGTGCTGTCAATAAATCCAGTTGTAAATCCGGTGGGGGTAACATCTTTTAAGACTCCCAAAACATCCATGACAAACAGCTTGGAATGAGTGCCAAGGCCAATGTACGAATCACTATCGTCATCGCGCCAGGTGATGATTGCCCTGCAAGCGCCGGTCACAGTAGACGCCGACTTCGCCCTCCATCCGTTAACAGGCCGGATAGTTTTTTCGTACCAGCGCACAAGGTTGGCATCGTGCCACCGGCCAGCGGATTGGTATTCAGTCCCGTTGCGGTAGACGCCTGGAGGTAGTTTGATGGGTATAAACATAATCAGATTGTCGGTAGGTTTGAGACAAAAGACACAGTGGCAATGGCTGATGGGACTGCTGGCCGTGTCGGGGTAGAACTGGCCGCAAAATGCTCTAGGGTCACATTCACATTGTCAACTTTGTACACGATTTCAACATAGTCACCTGCATCCAATTCAATAAAGAAATTCAAGGCCGCAATCATGTGGCTTGGGTCGCCTGTGCTTTTTCTTGCGGGTGGGTGATACCGGCTGTTTGAGTTGTCTACGTTTGTGCCATTCTTGCGAAACCAGATGTCCACATCGTGGCTGTCGTTTGTGGTGTTTTTAAGTTGAATTGAAAACTGGATGTTAAAAACACCAGAGTCGGCAACATTGAGCCTTGAGCTGTTCGATAGCGTCACGCCATTGCTGAAGTCTGTTGTGTTGAATGTCACAGCAGTAGCAACAGTAGTGCTTGCCGCCACCTGGTCGGTTGAGTCGTGAAAAGCGCCATGCGGGTTGTTCAAGAACTTGCCACCCCTGATGCCGAATAGCGCTGCCAGCGTGCTGATGAGCTTTCTAAAGTAGCCGTTTAATGAGCCATTAACCTCAGAAACATAC